TGACCGCCAATGCGTTTAATAATATATTCAGATAAATTATTAATATTTTTCTCATTTAAATCATCAATAACGTCATCATACACATTATTTACGGTATCATAAAATGGTTCCCACGCATCTTCATCCAAAACAGCTTCTGCATAACTACGAGTAGTACCATCACGAAAAAGTTTGGCAGGTTCATCCCTATCTCTAATATATAAATAATAACCTCCATTCATAAAATGAACATCAGTAACCAGATTTTTCATTACATAATTTAATGTTTCTTGTGGGTTATTATTTAACTGATGTAATAATAATATGTTTTTAAAGTCATTAGGAACACTTTCATAATCTAAATCTCCAACTTTACCCAACTCCTCCAAGTATGGTAAGACATCCTCAAATTCATCATTAGGGATAAAATACAAATCTAAATCATCAATAAACCCAGATTTATTGGCGTACTTTAAAAAGTTGAGAATGTCATTAAAGTATGGTTGAATATCCTCGTCATATTTATCACCATTAAAACTATCAACTAAATCGTCCACATTCATAATTAAAACGCTATTGGTGCATCCTCAAATTGGATGTTGTCTTTATCTAAAATAGTATATCTACTTGTCGTATTTTTAAAAATGTAAACTTTTTCAGTGTCGCTAGATGCGAAAACCAAATAATCTACAGGTTTTTTATCTATTTCCCGTATATTATAACTCATTATTTTATAAAAATTTCCTACTCTTTTTAAACTAGTTAATGGTTTGACTTGGAACTTCGCCTCTTTTCCGTTTATTTCATTAACCATAACAAAATCAATACCACCTCTATCTGTTTTAGATCCAGGAATTGATCTACCCTTTAATTTCCAATTTTTAAGTTTCTTCAATGCGTTGGTTAAGTAGTCGTACGCTGTTCTTTCGTTTAACTCACCTTGATAAAGTGATTGCGTATTTTTTAAAATTAGACTATCAAATATTGGCCCATTTTTAAATAATTTATTTCTATTTTTTGACATCCACGTAATAAATTCCTTCATTACTTCAGTGTTATCCATTATATTTCCTGTCTCTTTTTCGTACTCACCAACAATAGTTTTTCTAACTTGTGGGTTGGTATCAAAATAGTTTAGTATCGACCAATCACCACCTTCAGGGTCGTAATCAGTTAATCCTTTTTTATTTAACAAATCATATACAGTATGTATACCAACAACTCCTCCACCACGACCTCCAGGCCCTCTACTACTATCACTATCCCAATTTGATTTGTATAAATCCTTTAAAATAAAGTATACCTTTTCTTTAAATGCTACCACAAAATCGTTTGAATTTATACTGATGGGTGTACCCCTGTTGGCAAATAATGATCCCTGTTGTTCGTCCTCTTCAACCAACATCAGGGTTTTAATTCTACTAATATTTTCGTTTAAATTTTCCATTATACTAATTTAAATTCACCTAGATCTTCTGTTTCTGAATCATCAAAATTTTCGGTGTGATGTAATGTTACTGTTTTATTTTCAAAATCAAATGTTATTCTACCATCACCACCTTCATTATTTTCCCAACCACTATAATGGGTGGCAATTACCTCATAACCGACATATTCAATATCACTATTTATATGAACACTTCCGTGATCGGTATCTCCGTAGTCATTAATTTGTCCACTATCACCACCACCCTCATATGAAATCTCTAAAGTATTTCCATAATCTTCTTTCATTTTTTCAATGAAGTTAGAATCGCCCAATTTTTTAAGTTCCGCATATCTTTCTCCCCATTGTCCCTGTGGTTGGTTTTTTAACCTTTCAAAAGTGAAGTCATGTTCGTAGGTATTACCCCCTCTAGTTCCAATTTCTAAATTAACACTAAAGGTACTATTAAATGGATTATACCTTACATAAACGTACCCATACCCTGTGCACTCATCACAATAAAGATAATCCACAAATTCATTACTATTTTCTCTTAAAAACCCATCAACTAAATCATTTAATAGGTTATACCCCTCACTTTTAGTGTCTAATTCATGACCCCCTGAACTACTTAACGCATCAATACCATCTAACCCATCATATTCAGATACATGTGCATACGTAAATATCCCTTCTTCACCAACAACCGCCATTAAAAAGTGGTTATACCTATTTAGTATTTGTTTATCTTTTTCTGATATTTTAATGTTGTTCATATTAATAAATATATCAATCCTCAAATTCTAACTTCTGAGTCCTTGTTGCCCATAGGGGTCTTTGTTTATTTTCTACAATTAAGAACCATTCTCTCGCCGTTGGTATGTACCCATCACAGTCTTCTTTTACGTGTTGTTCTCCCACGTATCGAGTATAAACGGTTTTACCATCACTATTTTTAAACTCAGGACCAAACCTTTGTTCCATCTCAAAAATCCCTTCTGAGTGGTGTCTCCACATTCTGTGAAAGGAATGTCCATACCAACTCTTAGTTTCGTCAAGATAATTATGAAGATGAATATAATCCTCCCATTTTCCGCCAAACTTTTTTGCGGAACTTTTTGCATGAAGTATTGGGTGTGCCATAATGTTTTTGATTTAATTATAGGTTTTTTTTATCTAAAGGTAAATTCTCATACTCGTCATAACCATAAAAAGTAAGATGAATAGAAATTGGAAAGTCAGTTGCCATGTCTTCAATTAACATATCGTGTAAATGTGTGATGTACCATTTAAATTCACTGTATTCGTTTTCTACCCAATCGTAATAATAATCATCATCATCTTTTTGTATGTCACTTATTATAACGTTAATACCTGCAACGGTTCTATCTCCTTCACCTAATACTTTACCAACCTTCATAAAATATCTAAAAACATATTCTTCATAAACTATTTCATTATCGTTCCATGAGTTTACCTCATCTTCAAATGAACTTTCAAACTCTTGGTTTTCATAAAGTTTTTTAAGTGTGTTTTTTATTTTTAAGTTTTCTTCAATCATTGTTATCTTTTTGGCATTACAAAATTTAAAAACTGTCTAATCGTTTTAATAACCTTTTGTCTATTTGTATCTAAAGTACTTGGATTATATTCTCCCAAATCAATCACCTCTTTGTCCGTTAACATATCGATAACTTTTTTTTCCATCGATTTTCGACCATGAAAATTATTGAACCCATAACCCGGTAATCCCTTAAATGATATCTCAATAACATTCATTGGGGGATCTTCACCAATTTGTCTTTCTTTTTTTTCTAACCGCCTTAAAAGGAAATTTAAAATGGATCTATCAATATCGTTGTATTGATCAGATATATCGTTTTTTTCTTCTTCGGTTATTAAAACTTTACGTACCATATTTATAAATATCTATTCATTTAATAATGTGAACTCATTAATCACATCTTTAAACTCTAAATTGACTGGAATACCTTCATCCAGTAGTAATTTAAAAAAATCTTTTGCCTTTTTTTCCATTATTAAGTCAAAAAATAATTTATTTAATTCTGTTTGAAATTCCTTGTGGTGGTATTGAATCCCAGTAACTTCTTCAATTTTACCCCAACATAATGTTATCTTAACTCCACCAACGCTGCCGATATCAATAAAAGTCTTTTTATTATGTGATTCAATTTCATCATGTAATACTATTTGTTTTTTTTTGGGGTAATACGTTACCTCATAAAATTCTCTAACATAACTTTTTACCGCGTTTCCAATTGACATACATTATAAATACGAACGAATCTTTATATCGCACCTTTATCGATAAAGATTACTTCACCATTCTCAAATCCAACATTAATAGATGTTTCACTCATGATTAATTGTTCTTTAATCCCCGATTCTATTGTGAAATCGCTAGGACCCATAACCACTTTATGTCTTTTTGTCATTGTTGTTATCGGATTTTGAAATAAACCTATCTGCTCATTATTGGCACAATCAACCAAACTTGGGAACATTCCATTTACTGTCACAATCGCTTTATCACCAATAATAACATCCTCATCGATTGTTAGGTACGGCTCCTCTTTAACTACAAATAATTTAAATATTTCTTTCATTTCTTAATTTTATTAATGTTTTTATTTCCTTCATATGCCTAATTTATTTTTATAGTTCATATCCAAAATATAAGTCTTTAAGTTTTTAACTAAAGATTCCGCATCACTTTTTTCATACATACCAGGATATCTGTCAGCCAATTGATTTGTATCTTCCATATCACGACAACTACTTAAAATATCCTGTAACATCGATTTTAACATATGTTCTTTATCGTAGTTATCTTCAACTTTTCTTTCCAATGTTTGTCCTTCAAGTTCTTGGGTATAATCAATTAACTCTTCAACAGGACTTAAATCCATTAGATGCTCATTACCTTTGAATATTTGTTTTATATTTTTCACCCTAAGTAGTTTAAAATCTTTTCTTTAATACCCAATTGTTTTATCCCCTCGTTAGACTTCGGAGTTAACACAAAATTATCTATCGCCCATAAATCTTTCCATGGCTCACCAATTTTACCCATATTTAAATCATCAATAGCCACCCAATGTGTTACTTCAGGATGATCGTGAAGATATTGTTTTATTTCAATTGTTCGCATTTGTTCCGAATCCCACATTGTCGACCATATAAAATCATCACCATGTACGGTACAATCTTTTAAGTTATCAGTTAACGCAATTGGTTTTTTAATAATTCCTTGCTCTTCATAATATTCACCAAGCTCTTCTAATGTCGCATATAGTTTCCAATCTGATGATACAACAATTTCCGCCCCCGTTTCTTCGAGTATCTTGTTAAGGATTTTAATTGCCTTTTTATCAAAATCATCAAAACGAAAAGTCACTGGAGCATCGTTAATATTTTTACTAGAATCGGGATTCGATGAACGATACTTCGCAAATTTCTTTGTTCGTCCTCCCCAATTGTTGGAAAGAGCAATAACTCCGTCGTGATCCAAAAAAATCAATTTCATAGTTTTTTCCTTTCCTGTTTAACTATTGTTAGTGCGGTAGTTAATGTCCGATACGTGTCCCAAAATCCCCCCCTATCATCTAAAAAAATGTTAGCATATAATTTACCATTCACACCGTATGGTTTATCCCACTCATCATGCATTTTATTAACTCCGTGAACAATAATACCCATTTCTTCAACTTGTTGTTTAGCCTTCTCTAATTGGTATTCACTTCTTGCCGTGTTAATTAAAAATATAATACCTTCTTCTTGACATTCCAAAATCAAATTAACCATTTTTTTACAGTTGTCTTTAATTTCTTCATTGTAAGGTATGATGGTATCATCAAGATCACAACCAATTATAATCTTACCGTTCTTTAACCATTCAGTTACCAACCTATTAACAAAAAAGTTTGCGTGATGTTTCATATTAATCTTTACGTATTAAAGATAGTACTCTTACTTGCGCTAATGCCGCGCAAATCCAACCATTGGCAACCATCCAATCTTTTGACATTATATTCATCACCATGTTAATTCCGTAAATTACCAATAAGAATATTTCAAAATTTCTGCTCATACCGTTTTTTTTATTTAAAAACCTACTTTACCATTTCCCTTAATCGTTGGTGCCCTTTTTAATCCTTCGAGATTACTCATCGTCTCTTCAAAACTTCGACCCATAACTATAACCGAAATTACAACTTCTTTTAGATGTGACAATGACATACCTTCAGTTTTTTTAATCCACTCTTCAATATTAACATTTTTTAAATCATCCTCATTTAGTTTGTGGTTGATGTATGCTCTTCTAATCTCTTCGTTAGGTAATTCCACTTGGTAACGTCTATCGAATCGTGAGGGTCTGTTTGTGATACGTTCTTGCAATTTTTCAGGGTAGTTAGTCGTTGCGATATATACCACACCATCGATTTGTTTTACACCATCAAGGATGTTTAATAGTCTGGCAGTTTGAAATCTGTTTTCCCCAGCCAAAGAATCGATGTCCTCCAATAAAACAACTAACGGTCGGTTAGGTTCCACCTTTCTAAATGTCGCAATAAATGATGTAAATCTGTCCACATCTTCCTCATCTTTAACATTTAATACAATACCATCCTTTTCAATTAACTGTTGTGAAATTAATTGGATGATTCCCGATTTACCACATCCAGGTTCCCCATACATTAAAATACCCCTTTTGTGAATATAATTGTATTTCTTATAGTTATCCGCCCGATCCCAAAAATTATCGATATCCAGTAAAATGTCGGTTATCTCGTAGGATGGTAGATGATACAACTCATCGGTTTTAAATGGTTGTTTTTTTAATGTGTGGGATTGTAAATTGGAGTTCCAACCAATCTCGTAAACCCCAGCAGGGACTTTAGGTACTGTAACATATGCTGGGGCGTATTCATCGTTTTTTAAATTACTCCAACAAGATGGTATATCTAAATCTGGTGTCACCTCATTAAGCATCTCATTATAATCTTCATCTGAAATTCTATTGTTGGTATTTAAATGTTTCATGACTATTTTTTAATTATTTAGTTCATACTCCTCCAGGATGTGATTGTTTAAATCGTCCCAATCTTTTCTTTTTATCGCAATTCTAACACCATCAACAGTACAGAAAACTTCTTCTGCAAGTATATGTGGATCTTTTAAACTTTCGACATTAATGTTTATTCTACTGTAATACGCCATGTCATTGGCAAATCTTGCATAAATTTTAAATTTTTCCATCTTTTTTTCCGTTTCTTTTTTCATTAAAGGAGGTTCTCATTATACCATATTCCATAATAATCAGAATAAATCTACCCCATGCACTCTGAACTAACCACCAATTAGTTACGTTAAAATCCCAATATATTAAAGAGAATAATAAGTACCAAATTATATTTGTGGTGATAAAATCGCTCACCTTTAACCCTAAAGGTTTTTTTTCGTCATCTAATAACATAACCGTGTATTATAATTAATATTTTTTCAAGTTTATCAGTTTCCATAGTGACAGCCCTACCGTCTTTTACGACAATATCCATAATACCTAAGTCCTCTTTCATTCTATCTGCTTGGATTTTGACTTCTTTTTTTGCGTCATCTTCATGTTTAAAGAACCCAAAATATGAATCACAATTTCCAGTTTTATCACACACACCATAAATAATTTCTCTTGACATCATAATCTATTTGCTATTTGTTTTATTAAATTCTCCTCTTCGTTTGTTAATTGATAATGTCCATTCCATAACTTCGATAGATTATCTCTTAACTCTTTTTCACCGTTCGATTCCTCATCACCCCTCACCAGTCTTCGTATTTCAGGATTTGGGTGTGAACCTAAACTTCCATCATCATATAACCATTCCGCCATATTTCTTTTGTCACTTCTATCCATTCCACTCCAAACATCGCTCAAGTCAACATCAACGCTAATCCATCCCATATTTCATTTTTTTGTAAAGTTAATTAATAAAAGTGAATCTATCAATGTGAATCACCGTAATTATGTTTTTCACTCGCTATTAAATATCCAGGGTTTATCACTTTGGAAACCTTAGAACGAACACCTGTTACAGATTTTACAACTATACCTTCGTGTGGTACTTTAGTTCCCTCTATGAAATTATCAAACACAAAATTATCTTGTATTCCCTTATCCCAATTACCACGATACAACACTTCAACCTGTGGTAAATCTAAGCAATTGAAGTGTACCATTTCATTTATGTGTGATTGGTAAGTACCATCAACTTCAACATCGAACCCCGCAAATTCTATATCGGTTAAACCATAGTCATAGTTTTTTTGTATACCAGCCCCGTAGATTTCACCATATATAATAACACCTTCAGATAAGTCGTATGGTTCGTATGTGTCCTTTACGTGTTTCCATAAATTACCTCGTATTCTGTAGTTTTCAGCAATTGTTTTCCATACGTCAGTATCGTAGAATCCTTGTGAGTCGGAACCTTTCTCAACGTTATGACTACCCATTACAAACTCGAATCCCGCCCATTTATTACCAAAAAAGATTTTAACACGATCCAATAAAGAAAGTCTTTTCTTTCTCACAATTCCATATCTGGAATTTGTTCCGTGTAGTTTACGAGTGATTACAACCTCATCTTCCTCATTGAACATATCAGGTACGTTTTTTTGATTAGGGAATTTGTGATACACCTTGAAGTTGGGATTTTGGTGGTATTTTACTTTACGTCCCCCAACACTCAACTGAACGGTTTTTACTGGTGGTTCGTATTTAACAATACCCAATATCCCCATCATGTCGTCACCATCATTAACATTACTTTCCAAAGATTTTGGTGACAAAAATTTGAATGGTATTAACAAACACTCAGAGTAAACTCCACGAAGTTTTACTGTACGAACTCTTTGACCTTTACGAAGGTAGTTAGTAACTTCCATCAAGTCAGATAACGCTTGTGGTATTACCGCATCTGTAGTAGCAACAACCATTTTATCGCCAATCTGGTATTCACCCTTTTTGGTTATGGCATTCCACCCACCGACAGTCACCAATTCTATGTTGTCAGCTCCTGGTATTTCAACCACCGAACCTATTTTTCCTACATACGCAACACTATTTTGATTTTCCATGACTTCCAAGTTTTAAATTTATACTCACTGATAAATGTTTCATGTTACAAATATACTAAATGTTTTTCAATTACTCAACATCATCGTCATCATTCGAATAATTATTAAACGATTTTGGTTCGATGAAATCAATAACCCTATTTGAATGATCTTCTTTCATCAATTGGAGTTCCTCTTTCGATGTGAGAGGTTCGGATGGACGATATCCTCCATGCCAATCCCTAACCGCATCACCTTTCGAAGAAATCCACTCATCCAACCTTTCCCAATCGACTTCAACACCTTTAATGTAACTACCCTCATTGGTATACGTTTTCCATTTAGTATAATCTTCTTCCGATTCAATAAAATACGTTCCTCCGTAATTGTCGATTTCTAGATTAGGATTTGTTGTGAATATATCAACGATACCGTCTTCTCCGTAATATTGATAACAAAGTTCCTGTAGATTGGCAGCATTTTTAGGATGTTCCTTCCAATTTCTACCATACGAACGGACATTACAGATATAGATAAACCCATCCTCGTAGTCGCGAATCCGATCATTTATGTCTTCTCTTAATGATACTAACTCATCAATTGTAAGGTTAGAAATATCAATGTTATTTTTTTCCATGTTATCCATTTTTTTGTTCAGCGTACTTTCGTATTAGTTTGAATATTTCTCCAATATCTGTAAATTCAGATGGTGGACTGTCATTTCTTCCTGGAAGAAAGATTAAAGTAAACCCATGATTCCCCTCGAATGTTTCAGTAACTCTTTTACCACAGATATCATTAATATAAATCCAGGGATAGTTACCAGCAAGGTTTACTTCAATTCCAATTTTTTTCAATCTTTCAACGAATACTGTGATCTTATCACCAGTTTTCTTTGTACTTGTTTCTGTTTCCATTTCTATATAGGTTCCAAATTTAGTTTTTACTTCCATAACATTCCAATTTTTTATCCGTTACATTCCACAAATCTTTTTTTCCTTCAGTCATATGACAATTGTGTTTCTTACCGGTTCTCTCAGCAAAATCAACAATAGTATCGTTGTTACGATTACGTATAAAGTGGGGACACTCTTTGCAAGGTTTTTTCATAGAACAAATATATGAAACTAATTTGGATAAAACTATTTATAAAAGTATTTATATTAAAATTTTTCGTAAATGTCGACATATAAAATTTTAACTCAAAATTTAAAAAAAATTGTAACTCAAAATGGGTTATTTAGATTAATATATAAAAGGACGGGTAACGATGTTGGTTGTAAATACCAATATTACCGTACGGAAGTCACCGGGTTTTTAGTGACAGGACAAACCATATCGGAAATAACGGGTGAAATCACCTATGAGGGGGAAATGGTAACATATAACACACCAAAACCTAAATGGACGGATGGTGAAAATAATAACGTCAATCAATGTAACTCAGTTCAAATTGGCGGATTTAATGGTTTAAATAGTTAAAAAAATGGAAGATAGATTAATATCAGAATTGGACTACGTTGGTAGTTCGGGGTACACACTAAACGATTTACTTGTTTTAGTGAATTATGATGTGGCTGAAGGTACCACTAAAAACACTAAAATAACTGATTTAAAAAATTACGTTTTAAGTTCCGTTTCTGCCAGTACTAATGCTACCATCACAGGATTCACATATAATGAAAACACATTTACCTTATACGATAACTCAGGTAGTACCTTTAGTGCGTCGATAAATTCATTAACAGGTTTAACCATAAATGGAAATTTAACCGTTACAGGGACAACCAGTTTAGATTCCATCAATGTTAATACAATATCGGCAACAACCTATCAAAATTTACCTTTAGATGTTTTTGTTACTGGTGGTACGTATACCAATGGAGAAATAACGTTTAGAAATAATGCTGATAATAATTTTACCGTTAATGGTTTACCAATTGGTGGTGCAGGTGGTCAAGTTTATTATTTAAACATATCACAAACACAATCACCGTATAAAGAATTCAGTCCTATCGAATCAAATAGTGGTGAACAATTCGCAACTGTATCTATACCTAGTGGAACTAGTTCAACAATAGAATCTTTTTTAACTCCTGTCGGATATCCAAACACTTCATTAATACCGGCAGCGTATTGGAGTTTTTATTTACACACATATAAAGAGGATTCAAGTGCTAATTTTGATTTATATTGTGATGTTTATATTAGAGCAAGTGGTGGTAGTGAAACATATCTTTTTTCAACAGACCCTACAGATAACATTTTAGAGTCACCAAATGTTACAATGATATTAACAGATGGTTATTTTAGTGGTTGTTCTATCAATTCAAGTGATAGAATATTAATTAAAGTTAATGCAACAAATACTGGTTTTTCAACTAAAACAATAACATTATTTAGTGAAGGTTCAAACCATTATTCATATTGTATAACACCATTTAGTAGTAGTAGTGCATTAAATTGTGAAAATTTAAGTGGTTGTAGTACTATACAAATAATTCAATCTAATTTAACTACAAAATTAAATAAAAGTGGTGATACTATGTCTGGGACATTATATGTACCAACAATATCAGCAACGACATATCAAGGTTTACCTTTAGATGTACGTATAACTGGTGGTACTTATTCAAATAATACATTTACTTACACCAATAATTCTGGGGGTACATTTAATACATTATTTAATACTGTAAGTGGTTTAACAGTAAATGGAAATTTAACAGTAACTGGTACTACATCAATAAAAGCATTAACAGCTACAACAATATCAGCAACGACATATCAAGGTTTACCTTTAGATGTACGTGTAACTGGTAGTACATATTCAAATAATACATTTACTTATACTAATAATACTGGTGGTACGTTTAGTACATTGTTTAATACTGTAAGTGGTTTAACAGTAAATGGAAATTTAACAGTAACTGGTACTACATCAATAAAAGCATTAACAGCTACAACAATATCAGCCACAACTTATAGTAATTTACCAACAGATATACGTGTAACTGGTAGTACATATTCAAATAATACATTTACTTATACTAATAATACTGGTGGTACGTTTAGTACATTGTTTAATACAATGACAGGTTTAACAGTAAATGGTAACATTATAGTGAGTGGTGGGACCCAATCATGGTTTAGTGGTAATTCATCTTCTGACCTTGTTAGAATCACACAAACTGGTTCTGGCAATGCATTGGTTGTTGAGGATTCAACAAATCCAGACGCATCACCTTTTGTAGTTAGTCCAACAGGTAATGTTGGTATTGGGGTGTCTTCACCATCTGATAAATTAGTTGTTAGTGGTAAAACCGTAACAAGTACGATACAAATATCATCAGGTGGAACTGTTGGTTATGTATTAACTTCAGATGCTAGTGGTAATGGAACTTGGTCATCTCCATCTAGTTCATCATTAACAAATTATATAGATTCTTCAACAACTTCTGTTGCTGTTGGAGACACATCATATACAGTTTTTCCTAATATCTCAATAACCCCAGCTGCTGGAACGTATTTAGTTAATTTTACAAGCGATATTGAAACATCAACTAACATTAATGATTGGATTGATGTTGCTATATTTTATGGTGCTTCAATACAAACAGCAACCACTGTTAGGGTAAGTAATTTTGGTAATCATTCTCAACGTGGTTCTGTAGCTACACAATGGATTTTAACTGCGAATGGTTCAACAGCAGTTGCACCATATTATAGAACAAACACAAATACTAATGATTGGACATTATATAATAGAGTATTAACATTAATTAAAATAGGATAATAAAAAAAAATTATGAGAAAATCAGATAAACTTAAAAACTTTAAGAAAATAAACTTAATTGTTGAGAATAGATATTTAGAATCAAAAGGTATAGGTTAACATATTAGTAATTAACTATTATTTTTTGAATTTAAAGTCGGTTTCGATTTTTCGTTTACCGTATCTTTTTTCCATTAATTTTTGGTGTAGTTCCCAATTAATTATCGATTCGTTTGTTTGTTCATTATCCGATGGAATTAATGAATAAATTTTAGAAATCTTTTTAATTAACTTGGTTGCCTCATAATTAAACCGTTCACATTCATCAACAAAAAACTTGTGAACGTTATTTTGGTATTTACTTATATGATTTAAAAACTTGTTTCTTACACTATCAAACCCCTCGTCTTCATCGTTATTACCCATACCTAAACTTCTCATTAAAGCCCTCCTCATTTCATTACCATCTGATGTCATACGATCAAAATTATCTTTTTTAGCGGATAGTAAATTAACATAGACAATGTCCATAACTACCTCTATTTTTTCATCCTCACTCATAGTTTCGTATGGGACATTCGCATGAGATAATAACCCTTCTACTCTATCCATTTGTTCTTTTAGTTTTTCAACCAAATAATCATAACTAAAATTTCTAATCTGTTTTAATTCGACAATTACCTTATCGTTTTCAAAAAAGTCTCTAAATTTATCCCTTGTGATACCATTTAATTTCATTCTCGTTGCCATTTCAGTTGGTCGAACAAGATTCTCAACCCCTTGTATAAAATAACTATACCTCATAAACTCATTGATTATTGGAATTCCAAACTCCAATCCTGAACTTGAGTACGTTTGGTAATCAGCATCACTACCTATTAAATCTGCAAGCTTTTTTTGTTTATCAAACTTATGTTTCATTTCATGAGCAAGGATAGATATTAAATTAACTCTATCCTCAATAAATAATTGATAAACCTCTTGAGGTTCCCATCCACTTTCTGGTGATATAAAATTTAAATATAAGTCAATAGAATTATCTTTATAGTTTACCTTCATTAATACGTTTCTATCAAATGTAAAGTCATTTGAAACTCCAGCTGAAGCCATAACAACTGGTCCATCATACCCATCTATTTCGTCGATAGTTACCGTTAAATCTAACTCGTCAATTATATAATCAGATATCGATAAATTTAAATCTTCTTCGTAAAACACTTGTTTGGTGTCATGTCTATCCAAGTTTTTTATTTGACTCAAAACAATCTCATACAGTTCACTTGCTGATTCTATAATACTTTTGGGTACACCCACCGCTTCGCTTAATAGTTGTGTAACCATTAAGTCCATTTGTTTTTCAGTTATAATAATTTTTGCCATACGTATTTTTTAAAGGAACTTTTCATTTTTATTAGTAACAACAACATCAAATCTAACCCATCCATGAGTATTGAAGTAGCTGGTACCTTTAGGTAATTCAACATAAAACCAAGTATTGTGTTGCCCATCAACCCATTCACGTACCACTTTACCAACAGGATTCGGCCATTTAATCGTATCAATGATATTATCAACCCACCCATTATTAATTGTTGGTTCAGTTCTAACGTTCGCATAATCATGATCTGACGTATTTCTCGGATATAGCGTTTTACCGATTCTTGAATATTTTAATTCCTCACTACTCGGTTGTGTTTTTTTCCCTCGTTTGTTCGCTAAAAATAAATTATAAAATTTTTGATTTCTATCTGTTAATTCTGTTCCTCCCGCATATCTTTTGTATTCTTTTTTTGCTGTGTCCCAATCTTTGGTAACGACAGCTTTCACAAAATTAGGGAACTTACTTAACCCAACATTATAATTATAATCGATTAACATTTTAACTTGTTCATCATCTAACGTATATTTTGGGAAATTTTTAGTAACATAGTCTCTAACAACAGATTCATCATATTTTAAATCCTTTTTTAAAAGTTTAATCGCCTCCGTTTCGGGTATTTTCATACCAAGTTTAACCTTCGAGTCCCTGTTTTTTGAATGTCCGTACCCAATCGTTACTACCCCAACTTTATCGGTATATGCTTTGTGTAACCCAGTCGGTTTATCGATAACCTTTCCTTCTACATCTTTAATGTAATCTATAAAATCTGAATCGTCAGAAATTGCTTCGTTGATCAGTTTGAATTGTGATTCTGTTATAATAATTTTCATACCTATAAATATATTGGAGTTGCGATTTATCCCACAACCCCAACCATCCCATCTAAATGGTGATCATCTGATATCTCGGAACCGATCGAACGTTTAGACATAATTTTAATTATCTCATCAATACTATACGGATCCAACCCGTTTCCATCTACACCGACATCCATTTTTTTACCATTACCAAATTTATTTTTACATCCTGAATGAATGTGCCCATGAAGGTGGATAACCCCTTTGGACATCCCATGCCAACTTTGGAGTGGGTAGTGACACAAAACAAATTTACGGTCGTTTATACTCACCTCCAAATAGTGAGACACACTCAAAAATTTACTTCGTATATTCTCTCTATTGTTTTCAATGTGGTGATCATGATTTCCCAGTATTAGGTGAATATTTTTACATATTAGTCTATCCAAAAATATCTCAATGTTTTCAAACCCCCCAAATGAAACGTCACCCAACATAATTAGAGTATCGTTTTGATTAACAAAATGGTTAATGTTATCCACCAATCTTGCATTCATTTTTTCAACCGTCAAAAAATCTCTAGTCGCATCGATTGGTACTTCACCATCTTTGGTTCGCCAATCCGTTACCCCACGACAAATATTTTTGTGCGAAAAATGGGTATCTGAAGTAAACCAGACCCTACCTGTTGTTTGTATTTTTTTAAAACTCATAATACAAATGTAGTTATATTTATTAGAATGAAAAAGTTTTTATTATCCTTATTTTTTATTTTTCCCCTTTTATTATTATCTCAAAAAGTTTTAAGAGATAGTGTTGTCATTAAAAGTGACATATTTAAAATTATCTATTCGGAAAAATTACAACAACCAATATCTGTAAAGTATTCCGTTCAATGTCCATCAGGTACAGCATCGAGAAAGGGTCTCGATTTTTATATTTGTGATTCAATCATTACTTCAGACAATAAAGACTACGATGATAATATCTGGGACAAGGGTCACATGGCTCCTGCTGCTGATTTTAATTGTACTAGAGAACTATTGAAAAAAACGTTTACCTATTTAAATTGTTCACTACAACATCAAGATCTTAATCGAACCACTTGGAGATTATTGGAGGAGTATGAACGAAGTCTGGCTTTAAAATATAAAATAGTTTTAGTTGAGATAATATGTGAGTTCAGTAAGACGTCTAAAGTTTTGACCTCAGGCGCTACCGTTCCAGATGCGTATTATAAAAAAATCACATATGAAGGTAAAACCGAAATATATTATTTTAAAAATAAAAAACCATCAACAACTGATTTTAAAAAGTTTTTAGTTAAAGGTTAACCTCGAACCTATCTTTCATCATTTGTATTTTATCTTCTGGAACTTCATGCGCGTTTTTACCATTATGTCTATTCTCAACAATGATAGTAAACACTTTATACCCATACTCCTTTGCCAATTCAAAATAAGGGTTTATCTCCCACTCTTGCGTGAAGGTGTTTGACACGACAATCTTCGGGCATTCCAATACCATGTCAGATTGAACCATTCCTTGGCACCACTTGTGGGCATCTTTAATTTTGGTAATGTCGAATTGGTAGTTACCTTTTTCATCAATAAAATATTGATCAGCTTCGTAGTGTTGTCCACCCAATGTTTTGGCGAATGTCGATTTTCCTGCTCCGGGAATTCCACGGCATATCGTTAGTGTCTTTTCCATATTCGCTACATAATATTTATAGTATCTTTCACACCATTTTGAATGGTATTTTCAACGCTTGTAATATTATTTAGTCGGGTGCGTCTGATATCTTTTACCCCATTTTGAATGGTATTTTCAACGCTTGTAATATTATTGTTCCAAGATTTGAAGGTG